TATCAGTATCTTCTGTTCTCCATTTACGAGTGTCTTCTACATTCCACTCAGAAGTTTGCACTTTCCAGTCAGGTATATCGTCTCTAACTGTAAATGATGGGATATCCCATATTAATCTATTGTTAGGTTGTGCTGCATAGTTGCCGTCATCTAACGCAAGTATGTGTGCGCACTTATGTTCATGCGGTATTTCGGAATGATCCGTATCTACTATATTACTCTCTGGGTGAGCCCAGTCAACAGTAAAAAGATACGCGCCTGCATGAATTTCCTTATCTTTTCCAAAGTATTTACCGGATTGTCCGTCTAGAATATCATAGCTAGTAATAGCAGGATAATAAGAAAAACAATTCCATAACTCCAATTCATCAAGTCGTCTTCGTGGTACTTCTTTGATTTCGAAACCGCGTTGAATAAAAGCGCTAATCGGTAAGCGATAAAAAACTGCACCGTTCTCCATAATAGCATGAAACAATATGGGACGGCCTGTAATCGATGCCAAACCGAAAATAATACAATCCTCAGCTTCGCCATGGTGTTTTTTGAGATCATACAAATACTCCCTTCTTATTTGTGCGTAAGTTACTGGTATGTTTGCATTTAAATAAGCCATAATTTATCATTTTATACTTCCCCAGTTTATACCTTTTTTGCAGTTAACTTTATTTTTTATCTCCAAAGGTATAGCTTCCTCCATAGCATTTTGAATTATATTAGCTTCATAATTATTTGCAACAGAAATACATAATTCGTCATGAATTTGTATGTGTGGAATAATCCCCTTTTCATAAAGATCGACCATAGCTTTTTTTGTCATATCAGCAGCTGATCCTTGTATTAATCTGTTTAATGCCTTGTATGTAAAAGCAGGTACATAGTAATTTTTAAAATATTTTATAAAATCTTCTTCTACCTTCTTAGCGACTTTACGGTATTCAATCTCAAATTCTCTTAAAGCATCTGCTTCAGAAAGAAGTGGAACTTCATCAAATCTATTTATCTTGGGGTTCCATCTTCTATTGGTAGTCTCAAACATATTAAATCTACAGAATCTGTCATATAACGTAAATAAAAGTCTATTATCTTTAGCAAAACTTACCAAATCCTGTGATAATATTTTAACAAAAGGGACTTTTTTATGATAATCAGCAAATAATTCATTAGCTTTCTGTCTCTCTAGTCCCAATTCTTTTTGTAATTTTAATTTGCCCATACCATAGAAAAGCCCAAGGTTAATTGTCTTGGCCTGTGTTCTGGAAATTTTTGCCATATCTGCAACAATCTGATGGAAGTCCGCATCTTTTTTATTAAACTCCTCCTCTAAATCATTTGTTCCCGGCAATCCTAATTTTAAAGCATAATGAACAACTATACGAGGCTCTTGTTGTGAATAGTCAAAGCTCCCCCATTCTTTATTTTCTTCAGGTAAAAATAGTTCTCTCATTTTCTTACCAATAAAACCTTTGGCAGGAATCTGTTGTAAGTTTGGATTACTCATTGAAAATCTTCCAGTTACTGTTCCTTTATCTCCAGATCTTATTTGGTTAATGTCTGCGTGTATTCTTCCTTCGTGAACAAACTCCAATAAGCCATCAACAAAAGTATTAGCTGCTTTGTCATATTCCCTAATCCATGCAATCATTCTTAAACACTTGTTAGAGTGAGTCTTTAAATAATCCTTTGAAAGCTTGGGCATCTTAGACTTGGGTGTCATTTCATAATCCTCTATATTAAGTTTATCTAAAAGGTCTTTAATTGAAGATGCGGCCCAAATATCTACTTTAATACCAGTTCTATTTTTTATTGCGTCTACTACTTGCTTCTTTCTTTTTCTTAAATGTTCTCCAAATGCCTTAGCTTTTTGGACATCTATTTTAACTCCTTTAAATTTCATTTCAACTAAACAAGGAAATAATTTTGTTTCTAATTCGAATATTTTTCTACAAGTTTTATTTTCATTTGTCTCTGGTTTTGTGTATAATACTTCGTCCAGTTTTTTATCAAAAAGCTCCCACAGTCTTAGTGTTAAATCAACGTCTTGCTTAGCATACTCTTCAACTATGTATGTAGGAAGTTTATGCATATTAGACATAGGGTCTTTCACCATACCTCCAGACCATTCTAATGTTTTTTGTTGTAGATCGTATTTATATTTTGAATCTTTTAAGTAGTCTTTACTTAAAGCGTCCAAAGAATATCTAAATCTGTTTTCATCAATAACGGAAGCTGCAATCATAGTATCAACTATCCTGCCTTTAATCATTTGACCTGTGATAGATCTTATCCAGCATACGTCGTACATTGCGTTGTGAAATACTTTTGTAATCTTTTCGTTTTGAAAAATTAATTCATTCAAAGTTTTCCAGGTCTTTTCTGTATTTAAGTTATCATTATCTGAATGTTTTAAAGGAAAATAACAAGTCTCTTTTCCAGTTGCGACAGCTATACCACAAATAAAACCATCTTTTCTTACTGCTCCTAAACCTTTTGTTTTTAAATTTGGATCATAAGTTTCTATGTCGACAGCAACTGTATTAATATTTTTTAAATCTAAATCTTCTGGACTTTTACACATTATTAATAATCCCCCATGAGTTTGATTTCTTTTTTATTTCTTCTTTCACTTCTTCAGGATAGTCTCTATCGATAGCCATGTCAATATAATGTTTTGCTTTTAACAAATCTTCTTTTTGATTTTTCTGTTTGTGCCTACATAAATATTTTATTGCATTCCCCTCTGCAAACGGAATGTTATTTCTGTTAATAAATTCTGATGGCTGAATGACCATAGACTTATAGTGATCACCTCCTACCTGCTTTTTATATATTTTATCAGTCATTATTAAAAAATAAACTTATTGTAAAACGACAGGAAGGTCCTATCAAATTTTGAGATTTAATAGTGTGAGGGATTGAACCCTTAAAGACCAGTAATTGATTTGGAGTGTACGGGTTGGCTAACTTAATTGTTTTTTTATCTTTTCCGTAAAACAAAGTTTCTCCTCCCCATTCTGGGTCCCATGTTAAATTTACATAATATAAGGCTACTGTTTGATTAGAGTGAGTATGTATAAAATTAATATCTAAAGGTTTAATTAAATTAACTACACAACTATCATAGTGTTTTTTACTTTTATTAAGTACTTTTAAGATTGGATCTAAAATTTTTATTTTTTCTAAGTCTTGAGGGCTATACACACTGTGTAAATTTGGGTAAGCTTTATGTCTTGGTTCGTCAGTGTCTGTCCAACCTATTTTATAATAAGACTCTAATACAAAACGGTGTATAGATTCTGTTTTATCTATTTCAAAAAAATCATTATATTTTTTAATCATTCTATATTCCTAAATGTAGGTAGATCCATAGACCTGTAAAAAATACAATTGCTAATAAATCCATTTCAGCCTTCATCATCTTCTCCATAAACTTCTCTCTCCATTCTCATTATAAATCTGTAAAAGTCTTCTTCGGTCATTTATTTAATTCTAAAATTCCTTTCCTATTTTCAATTCTTCCTAAAGATAATCTAGGCATTCTAGAAGCCACAGTCCAGCAATTAATACGGGCTCTACTATATGCAACATACGCTAGTCTAAGTCCTTCGAAAAAATGCTGTTCTTCTCTTGTTATAGTTAAATCAACAATCGAGTTGTCTCTAGTAAGACCTTTTATTTGATGTATATTTCCATATTCAACTCTAGGAGCTTTCTCAACATTTGTGCCATTAATTAATATTTTTTTAATAAGAGGTACTTTTGCAGAAACATCTGGATCAGTTAAAACTTGTTCGAATTTCTTTAAACCTTTAACTTCTGACTTTAGTAGTCCTTTGCTTATTATATCTTCTACATTATATTCTTTGTTAATTAAATCAGCTAAGCTTTTTACGTCTCCCATTTTATTTACCTTAACACCATTCTCTCCTCTAACTCCCATTAAAGGCCAATATTCTTTAATTTGTTGTAAAGGAACTTTATCATTTAAAAATTTATTCCATGTTTTAAAACATCTAAACACTTTTCTAGAAATATGAGGACTGTTCCCCACTTGTGCAAAATCTATACCGTGTCTGTAGAAAAAATTTTTGATATGATCATCAGAAGGTTTTCCTCTAAAAGTAAATAAGAAAGTTTCCTCTGTGTTTTGTATTCTATTTAAAAGTACTTCTGTTGCATTAGAATCTTTACTAAAGCTTGGCATCCAATAAGATTTTCCAATTATTCCTTCAACTGGTTTCCATACTCGGTTGTAATTATAATGTTTCCAAATGGGAGCAATAATATTTTTACATATTTTATTTATAGTTTCTCCACATCTTAAACCATCTTCTAATTCTTCTGCGTCTTTTGATAAAGTGTGAAAGTAAGTAGGATCAGATCCAGAATATTCAAATATAGTTTGATCAGCATCTCCTACAAAATAATAATTATTATCTTTAATATTAGTAGCCATCTTATGAAGAGCTTTTATCTGAGGTTTGTTACAGTCTTGGGCTTCGTCAACTATTAATGCATCTATATCATCAGGTTCTTTTCCCAGGAATAAAAAATTATCTATCATATCTTCAAAAGATAATTTTAAAATTTTACCTGTTTCAGGATCAACTCTGTGCTTATCATAAGCGTCTTTTAAATGTTTTAACATGGATAAATTGTATGGTTTGAAAGAGTCAGGGTCACATACTTTCCAATAATCATCAAAGGACATTTCTTTTCCATGTGCTTGTGATGTAAATTCATAAAGTGGATGTTTATCCCATGATTTCTTTTTCCATCTTTGCATTAAAGGTTGACTCATTACAAGAGAACGATGGTCTTCTTTATCAAACTTTGTTACATGTACATATAAACCCCTACAGTAACTGTGAATTGTACAAATTTGTTCTTCTAAATCTTCTTTTGAAACATCTTGAAGTTCTGGTAATTTTTTAACTGCTTCTATTATTTCTGCTGCAGCTATGTTAGTGTGTGAAAGAACAACGATTCTATTCCAGGGAAACTTTTTTAAAAGTTCTGCATATTTTTCTCTTAACCATCTATGAGTTTTACCTGTACCTGGAGGTCCTGATATAAATTTAGGATTCATTTTTTATCTCCCCAGTTATTTCAACGTATTCTCCTTCTATTAAAAGAGCTCCTTTATCTACTTCTTGACCATCTATCTTCCAAGAAACACATGATTTTTCTTCATGTTTTCCTCTATATTTTTTAGCTTTCAAAATTCTTTGAACCTTCATTACAAGATCTACTCTTTTAAAGTTAATTCTATTCTTCTCTAATTCGTCTTCAAAATGATCTAAGTTAAACTCTAAAGAATTATTCTTATCATTAAAGTAAGGTAATTTATAAACAGCTAGATTTGACTTATCCATATAAACTCCCTGCTTATTTAAATAGTTTGAAAAATATTTTTTAAATCTATAGTCTTCTTCAGCTTCTGCTACATAATCACCTGCTCTTTTTCTACTCATATACTTTTGTCTCATGATTGTTTCAAAATCTTTTGGTTTCATCTTTGGAACCCAAAGAGAAGCCTGTCTAATTATTTCATCATAAAACATTTGTTGTTTCGTGAGCGTTGGTCCGTCAACAATGATTTCTTTTTCTTTTATCTCGCCTTCTACAAAAGTATTTACTTTAACTATGTATCTATCACTTCCGTATTCAATTATGTCTCCAATTGATTCTTGTGCAATTTCTTTTCCTGCAGCATATTTTATACCTACCCAACTAAATAATTCTGCAACACCTCTCGGGGAGCATCCTATTATTTCAGCGAGTTTAGGTAATCCTAATTTTTTGTTAGCATTTTGTCCGCTAGACCCTTTGGATCTTCTCTTTAATGCTTCCTCATCATTTGCACCAATTGCTATATTATAAACAAAATCATCGATCTCATCTATTTCCCATTTTGTATGTTTAAGCAAAACTCCAGCTATTGCTGTGCAATAAATGTCTCTTTGTCCCTGAGGACCATAAAGAATGCAAAGTGCGGTAGAGAGTGCCACTTTTCCTACGTCCTCTCTTAAATCCCCTGTGTAGCCGTTTAAACCGGCATATCTCTCCCATCTTACGTTTTCATCTGCTTTACTATGCTTGGATGCGGGGACTATTGTATATCTATCGTGACCATGTCTTAACTCACAAAGCATTGATCCATGAGGTAAATTTTTAAATTTTTCTTTTAGTTCTGCTGGAAGTTTATATTGTGTAAATTCTATTTCATCTTTCCACCAATAGTGGCTCTCAGGATTTCCTGCTCTTCCTGATACAGCGCTACAGGATTTTACATAACGATCTACAAATCTTTTTACTAATTCATTATCAATATCAAGATCTACATCTCGATCTAATCTTAATGCTATTTCGCAGTGTGAATAATTCTTTTTCCATTCTTCTTTCGTTACTTTAAAACTTGGGTCTGACCAACGTTTAACGACAGGCTTCCCCCTTAAACATGGTATAATAATACGACCTAGATCAATCCAATCTTCATAAGTAACAGGTCCAGAATATTTTTCTTTTTTCTCAATCATAACAAATAGTTAGTGGGCGGGTCCACTCTCGCTTTACCGCCCACTCCCGCAGGAACTTTTTATAGATTTAAAGTTCTTTTTGTTTCTTCTTGAGTTTCTGGTTTAGCTTGTACTTCACCTTTACCTACACGATCAGCAAAGTTTTTTGCAATGTCATATATCCCTCTATCTGACACTGGTCCCTCTTTACTAACATCCCATCCAAACCATGTGCCTTTGTCATTCGACATTTGCACAGTTTTTAGATTATAAATGTGGCTGTAAGTTGGCGGAGTAAAAAGTCCATTTTTACCCTGCATTTTAATCCCCATCATCATTGAGTTCCATTTTCTACTCACTTTTAATTGAGTAGCTTTCATAGAAATCAAAGCTGTGGATGGACTGTCTCCTAGAAGAACCACAAAGTGATTAGCTGTGTTTTCTAAATAGTTACCATTAGGTAATCTATCTTTGAAAGACTTATCCCTAGTCGCTTGACTAATGATATCGCTATTAGCTTCGTGGATAGCAGCAGGTGCACCAGTGCTGGTACCTCTGTCTTGCCATTCAACGTACTGTCTCTTATAAAAAACAGGTACGACTTTTATACTGTCATACAGTTCATTAGAAACAGTGTTTATTATCTTGCCAGGTTCTGCGCCCTCGACATATTTACCATCTCTTTTGTTTACCTCTGGAGATAGTTGTCCCAAAACTTTTAAGAATGGTAACGCAAGGTCTTCTTGCGAAATGTTTTGAGTACCTTTATCAGCATCAGCTTCAAATACATTTGTTGCTAATGCTCCTTCTTTTTTTGTTGCTACTTGGTTCATGTTTATTTGCTCCTTTTTATTGTAGTCTTATTCTCCGAGAATACCCCGAAGATTTCCGTTGGCATTTCTTGACCTGCCTCTATACGCTCACGGACTAACGCTTTCAGAGTCATAGGCTCAACCTTCATCTTTTGTGTCGGTTGAAACCCTTGACCCTTCGCAAGTTCAGCATAAGTTGCTGCCTTGTTATCCTCGTTACGACCAAAAGACACCGAGATCTCGTTTTTAATGATATCTCCTAGTCCATTGTTACGAAGCCAGTTAAACGCCGCTTCTTT